CTCTTTCACCCTGAGATGGGTTGTAAGAAAGTTTAATTGCACCACGAATATTTCCACGATTATAACCAGCTGGAGAGAACCAAGGATCAGCAACACCATCAGTACGAGCACAAAGACCAGCAATATCCCCATTCAAAGGAACATAACGATATACGTCAGCATATTTATCGTACATATATTTGTAAGAACTATCAAATACCATGTAAGAAGATGAAGGGCATAACTCAAATGCAGAAGTAACATTTTCCGTTTGAGTAGTTGTGTTTGCAATACCAACCGTTGCAGAACGATATGGAGAAACAAATCCAACACAATCCTTACGACCTTCTACAAGAGAAGTTATCATTGTTACATGAGTATCTTGTCCAGCAGCTGAATCAGTAACACCAGAACTTGGCCCACCAAGAACTAGATTTACATCTACTCCTTCAGCGTCACCAAACTTATCATAAGCAAGTTCTAATTCACCAGCAGTAACAGAATAATCATCTGTTCCACCAGCCAAACCAACTGTAGTGATAGGAACAACTGATGTATATGCAGTTGCAGTATCAGTACCCCAGTTAGTACCAGCAGCAATATGATCACCCCAGAAAACAAACTCAGACTGATTAAAGATAACCGTTGGATAATAAATACTATCTCCTTGAGGCCCTTTAGCAGATGAATTTTTTGATAGGTTAGCATAAGTTTCTAATACAGCATTACCTCTTTGACCAGCAACATCTACATCAGAACCAGTAATAAGACCAGTTGTATCAAAAAATACAATGTGTAATTCATCACCAGTACCACGACCATTTGCTAAGTTATATGCAGATTGGCCAGGAGCAGAATTAAATAAATCTGCCCAACGCCAGCGTCTTGTAATCAAAGCATTATCAGGGATAATAGTTTGCAATCCACCTTCGTCTGGGTCATCCTTTAAACGAATACTTAATACTTCACCGCTGATAGAAGTAACTTCGTATTGAGTATCACCAGATTCTATAGAAGCGTAATCTGAAAATGCTAAAACAACATCATCTGCAACTGTAATAGCTTTGTCTAAAACAAAAACTGTTCCTGAAGTAACTGTTTTAACTTTAACTATCTCAGTAATACCAGCACCGATAACACGATGACCTACTGCAACCGTACCAGAACCACCATCAACTGTAAGGTTAATGGAAGCAGTAACAGCACCAGCAACGACTTTTGTTACACTAAAAGCTTCATGAAACTTGATCATGTCTCCAACTTGGAAAGCAAACCCTGCTTCATCAGCATCATCAACTGTAATCGTTTTATCACCAACAGCTCCAGCACCGTTTACTAGGTTGTTTGAACCCAAGTCTTGTTCGTATGCTTGTGCAGAAGGACAAACTTCAACACCAATAGAGTTACCATTAGTACCAGCAGTACGTGCATACCAATCATTAGTAGTTACTGTACCATCACCTGTTTCAGAAAAGTAATCTGTAAGATATTGATCATTATCGCGTATCAATAATCCAGTACCACCTTCAGAAGCATTTAAGAGTGCAGATTCTGCACGAACAACTTTTAGAGTGTTGCTATATTTTAGAAAATTAGAAGCAGTATACCACCATTCAAAATTATTTGCATTGGGTTTACCGAAATTGTTGAGGAGATCAGACTCAGATGTGATTGTAACTATTGAAGATACAGGGCCCTTTTCAAAAGGCCCAGCAATTGCACCAATTGTGGTATCAACTGATGGAACAACATTAGTTAAATCAATCTCTTTGACATGAACGCCAGGAGAAACTAGAAAAGACATTAATTTGTACTCCTTATCTTTAAGAGTTGGTTTTTGTTTTGTACAGATATTTATAAAAAAAGAAACTTACAAAAACAGTTTTTATAAGTGTTATAACATATAAATATTAACATGGTAAATACACATTATGAGAAGTATAAAGACACTATCAAAAAAGTGGCTCGTAGAAACTACCGTAAAAGAATTATATTGTTAAATGAAAATTTAGCTAATAAATCTTGTAAACATTGTGGTGAGAGTGAAACTGTATGTTTAAAATACTACCCTCACGATTCGGAAATACGAAAAATAACAAAAAGAGTAGGAACTAATCCTAAGAGTAGAAAAGAAATATTCTCTCTTATTGATGAAAGTATTATATTATGTGCAAATTGTTGGATTAAAAATGATAATGATTTATTAGAGTTTATCTAATATTACCAATCCGTTCCATAATCTCTCACTACTGCAGCCCACTTCGTACCATACTCATCTACCATATTTCCGATATTTTCATCTTCTAAACCATTAATCATAAAACCAAAAGGAGCCATGTCTTGTTCTAATGCATTTTGTTGTTCTCTCATCATAGTCATACGTACATCACTATCTGTTAATTCTTTAAAATATTGTTGATCTGTTACCCATGCAAATATAAACAAGCAAGCAACTAGATCATCATTACATCCATCATCAGCTTCATATGATGAACCCTTTACAATAAATGTGGATAATTCACTAATAATATCTAAATCTTCTACTATAAGTTTATCATCTTCAATTAATTGTTTGAGATTAGAACATCCTATTCTTTTAACAGCCTTAGTAGTTCTAACCCCCAATTGCGCTTTTCCACCGCTAAACCCCCCTCCTAGTACCTGTCCTGACCGCCCACGCATGGATGCCATAATAAGGTTGTCATACTCCAAGTCAAATTGTAAAGTGTTTGCAACTTGTTCACCAATATCATTTACCTCAACAAGAACAAATGCTTGGTTATATGCGCGAGCAACTTCATAAATTTTTGCTGGAAATAGAAGAGGTTTAATTTCATTATCTCTATATTTTGAAACTACCCTGTAAGGCATTTCTGTTACATCAACTACAATAAATGCAGAATAATCATTTTGTGTCCCTCGAGCAACGTCAGCAGTAATTACATAAGTATGTCCCTCTTGTGGTGAGATATGTACATCAAGGCCTGCATTTGATTGTTTAGGTTCTCTGTATGGTATTACTTTAAGTTTTTGTGCAGTTATAAGAGTATTGATAGAACCAAGAAACTCACACTCAAATTCTGTATTGAATTGTTGTTCACTGGTATTTGCAATAGTTTCTTTCTTCCATTTTTCATCACGGCCTGGAATTTCACTCCAATGAACCTCAATAGGAACGTATGTGTTTCTCTTTTCCTCTGCATCTGTCCATATTTTATAGAACATATTCATACCATGAGGAGTTGATACTATCATGACTTTTGTGGTTTTACCAGATGATATTGTAGGATAAACAGAACTAAAGAATTGTTCAGCTACATTACTGGGTACATACGCAAACTCATCAAGAAATATAATATTATAAGAACCACCACGAACTGCACTAGCTGAAGTAGAAGACGCCAATATTTTACTACCATTTTCAAGTTCTAAACTTCCTTTGTTCCATGACATAACTCCTTGTTGTAACCACTTAGGTAAATGTTCATATGCAAGTTGTAGTCTACTTAATAAATCTCTTGCGGTTGCAGCTTTGTTTGCAAGTATAGCAATATTAACACTTGGATTAAATAGAGCATAGTGTAATAGATAAGATACCATAACAGTAGATTTACCAGACTGTCTAGGTAATTTACAGATAGTGAAACGATTACTATGAAATGTACCAACCATTTCTTTTTGAAAAGAATACATATCAAATGGTACTAGGCCTTCATCAAGAGAAATAATTTTTACATAGTTCTGTATAAAATATATTGGGTCTTCCATACAATTAGAATATTCTTGGAGTTGTTTCTTTGTCCAAGATTGCTGTACGTTTGCTTTTTTAAGATTTGGATTAGCATTATAACTATCGTGTCTATTCATTCTTGAAGCTTCCTGCTTTCCAATCAAACTTTGGATTTTTTATTCTATTATATACTGTTGGCATAGTACATCCAAAAGTATCCATAACACTTTCTAATCCTAAATATTCTTTTCCCTCTATAATATATGTTTTCTTTTGCCAAGGTCTATCTTTCATTTTAGACCAATATTCTTTATTAGACTTAGACATTATTTTTTTAGATTCTTTTGTGTGGTGAGAACCTGTCCAAGCTTCAGTTCCTTTTATAGCATTTTCTATAGTGGCTTCCAATCTTCTTCCAGTTTTTTTTCCAATATTAGCCATACTCTGTGCCTGTCTAGTTGCTTCTGCGAAATTTATAGAACCACTTAAAGTTTTCCATGCAATTCTATCTTGCCATCTACCATGTTCTTCATACAACTTACGATGAGCTTCAGCGTGTTCTGGTATAGTTAATTCTATAAGGTTTGATGGGTCATTTTTTCCACCAATATGTTTTGGAATAATATGATGTTTATGTGTAATCATACTATTATTTATAAGTTTGGGTTTCCTAACGGATTATTCAACCATCAGATTTACCTTTTAACATTTTTTGTAATT